AAGACGAAAAAGGTGAAACCTCCTGGTTCAAGCTCACCGCATGGGATGCTCTCTCAACTCAACTTGCTGAGCTGGCCCCAGGCACGCCAACCATCGCTGTTGGGCGTGTGAGCACTAGCGAAAAAGAAGATCGTAAGTATCTTAATTACGGTGTAGAGAAAATTCTCTATCTGCCTCGCAGCAAGAAAGCTGCTCCTGCTAAGGCTGCCGACCCCGATAAGGGCAAGGTGTCCACGGCTGCTCTCGGTTCACTGGACTTCTCTCTTTAATTAACGACCATGGTTTTTATTGCTGGCAAATTTTCGGCTGATGAAATTCTCTGCCAAGTCCCGCCCCACACACTTCGAATCGATCTTCAAAGCCGCTATTGGAAATCCGATACTGACAGCGAAGCGGCGATCGTCGACAGTAACGGTAATGGGATACCGATTTCGTTTGTCCTACTCGGCTTCACGCCGTACTTCGGCAATCTCGGTATGCGGGCGCATGAGGAGTTTATTCGTATCGCTTACATTGGTGTTTCACCTAATCATCGTCTGCTTCCACCTCGCTGTGTGTGCACTAGCATCATCAGTGGTAAGTCGTCTCAGAGGAACTTCATCTCGTACTTCCAGACGCTCTATAATAACCGTATAAATGTAGGTGAAGTCATCACCGAAACTAAGTTCGTTCAAAAGTCTTTCAACGAACGAGATCCGGTGACAGGAGCTGACGGAGCCAAGATCAATTACAACGTCTTAGAGTTCAGAGATCGTCCCGCGCAAACGGATGAAGAGCAAAAGCTCATCGAAGACATCAGTAATTGGCTCGACTCTGGTTCAGGAGATATGGTGGCATCTGCTTTACGCAGTACTATCTCCGGCGCTCATTTGGTTGAGCTACCTCTGGGAGAAGATCACACGGCGATTAAAGAAGCTTTCATGGAAGCTAACCCGAAGCGCTTAGAGGGCGGAGCACCCGCTGGTCTAGCCGCGCTTCCTGCCGGTGCTGGAACTCCTGGATCGAAGCCTGAAGCTGAGGAACCGCCAACCGCTAAAAAAGCCGCTCCTAAAAAAGATCTTACGGATGAGCAGAAAGCAGCCCTCAAGGCTGCTGGTCTGGATTTCTGATGTAAGCTCTACTCGGATTGTTCACACTGAGGGGCGCCTACAAGCGCTCCTTTTTTATGGCTACAGCTCAAGCAAGTCACCAAAAGACGGTAAGTGCACGCCGTAAGCAACACAGTACTTTATGATATTCTCTAACAGTTTTGCTCGTATCAAGTAGTTCGCGTACACGACTTCTAGTACCTCGCGGGCTTCTTTAGGGCTAAGCTTGCTCATACCGTCCAGAAAGGCGCGGTGGGTGAACTGCTGCTCAAGCGTCAAGTGAGAGCGCAGCTTGTCTATCAACTGTTCAGACATGACAAATTTTTACCGCGTACCTCGCTACATCTTCGATCCTATCCGTAATGCAGGTCTAGTGGATGGTGTGATCCTCCTACCGTACGACCCAGAAGGATCTCTAGAGAAACAGGTTAGAAAGGCAAACGTGAGCGACATCGTCTCGAACAGCTGCGAGGAAAACCTTGTGGATCTGGATTGGTGGTCGCAGCAGAAAGGGAAAATCGACTGGGTTGTAGCCATAACTCAAGGAATGAGAGACTACACAAAATGGATAACAGAATGTGGTCTCCAAGCAGCTAGAAAAGGTGTGTGCGTTCTGGATAGGCTCACCTTTCTTGAGCCCGCACGGGCACGCGAAGATTTCCTACAGGACGCATCCCTCACAAACATTAAGATCTTGAGCCCAAGACCATCATTCCGTGCTGATGGTACTAATTCAAAAGATCCTGTGACTTCTGCGTGGTTCGTATTCCAAAAACCAGGAGCAGCTCAAGTCAATACAACTATCGATTTCGAAGTAAATTGGCACCGCCCACAGGACCTCAAGCTATGAGTAAGCGGTTGTTTCGACGACTAGATCAACTGATCGAACTTCAAAAAGAACAGAACCGTCAGCTCGACAAAATCACTGCATTGCTTGTGGGGCAGCAGCTGCTCACTGAGTGCGTAGATTACAACGGTAATGCACGCTCACCTGAAGATTGCGCTGAGATAACGATCGAAGGATTCTCAGCGGCCCTGTGCTTAATGGGTGAATTGGATCAGCGGAATCGTGAATATCAGTATCAAAAATCGGAGTTCTTCATAGGTGGTGATGAAGAGGATGAGGATGACGAAGATGATGGTCCCGTAATGTCAAGTTCGTTCTAATATATTTAGGAATTGACACGTAAATTGTGTCCGATACAAGAGTAACGATCAACGGATTAAGGCACTATCTTTGCGCTGGTGTTCCTAGGCCTCTACCCTCCGTAACTTCTGTTCTGAGTGCAACTCAGTCTGAAACAACGCGTAAAAAGTTAGCTCACTGGAATCTAATGAATCCAGGAGCTGCGGACGCGGCAGCTACGAGAGGCACTTGGATTCACAACAGCGTAGAAGATTATCTGCGTGGACTACGAGTAATACCGTCAGAGCAATATAAACCGTACTGGGACGGCGTGCCTGAAGTTCTAGACGAGCTGTTAGACGGTGGTCGAGTTCTCTGGAGTGAAAAACCTTTTAACCAACCACGCTGGTCTCAATATGTAGGAGACGACGGTGTAGGGCGCATACATTACTATGATGAAGATACGGGTCACGGTTACGCAGGATGTTGTGACTTGATCTATATGAACTCAAATGCAGAGATCGTTCTGGCTGACTTCAAGACCAGCAACGGACCCTACTCGGCACGCTTCCCAACAAAAAACCAGCAGATCGACGAAAAGACAAAGAAAGCACTGATATCAGGAGTCTTTAAGACGAAGAAAACTAGGCTTCAGCTAGCCGCATACAAATTAGCGGCCGAAGCGTGCCTGGGGATTAAGATAGTGAAGACGCAGATCATCGTTACAACTGCAATAAAAGAATTCAATACTCAGATATTCACTTTCGGCTCCGAAGAAGTTGAGAAGGATTGCGAGAGTTGGCTGCAAGTTTTAAAAAGCTACTACGAACTTCACCCTCCGGCGTAGAATCAAACCCACTTGACGGCAGGCTACTACAGGGTTCTTCATCCTGTCTTAAGGTTCGCCTGCTCAAAAATAGGCCATACTAGAGGCGCTCAGCGACACCCCATGAAGTTCATTTGCTCTGTAAACCTCGGGGTTGTCCCTCACCTCGACCCCGAGCTGGGCAAGATCGCTGCGGGCGGAAACTTCACAGCGTTTAACTCTGGATGGGACTCGTGCGAGCTTGATACGGAAGAACTAGCTGAAGTTTTAGCGAAACAGGCTGGCTTATGTGCGTGGCACCTGCAAGATGGAAAGCGGCAAAAAAATCAGACTGGAGTAATTAAAGCCGGTCTGATTATTGTCGACATCGATAACCAGGCAGATCACAAAGACGAGAACGGAAACAAAGTTCAGAAACAAGAACTCACAGTTGAGCAAGCACTAGAACTTGACATCTGTAAGAAGTATTTAACTCTGGGTTATTACAGCCCATCAACCGCTGAGGGTTGGCCACGGTTCCGGTTGGTTTTCGGCCTAGAAAGTACGGTCATCAATCCGGCTTTCTACCAGTGGTTCTGTAAACAGATTTACTCTCAAATACCTGGATCTGACGTCCGGGCAACGACAATCCCGAACCTTTTTTACGGACCCAAAAACTCTGAAGCGATCTTCGCGAAACCTGGGCGCTTTATCCCGACCGAAAAGATCAATGAAGCGATCCGGGCTTTTGCTGCACTACCTCCCGACGAAAGCGATTTGGGCGGTGATCCAGTTGAGTACCTGAATCAGGTGACCCTCCGTGAAAACGGAATGGACTTAGTTCGACTTGTATCCAACACAGTACGCTCTGTACTCGATGGGGAGGAGGTCGGTGATCGCAGCTCGACGATGGCTGCAGTCTTTAAGGAGCTGCTGGGCTGGGCCAACTGGTGTACGACAAACGAGATAGCTCTGTGCGTCTCACCCTTGACAGTTGCACAGGATGCGTTCTATAACATCTATGGTTACCCGCACGACATCGATGGGAAGTTCGATCGCATCCTGAATTCCATCAGGAATCCTGAGGAGCTGCAGCCCGCAGTCTCGCTAGCCTCTGAGCTTGGTGAGCTCGGTACCTGGAAGAAGATCCGTCGAATCAGTCGATCTGTCTTCGACACCCACGCCTCGAATGAGGTTAAGGCAGCTCTTGAACAAGCCAAGCGTGAGGCAGCAGTCAACGCTGTTCTCGACATGTCGGAATTCGATCTCAGCTCTTCGGAGCCTGAGACATCAACATCAAAACCCAAATCAAAAGTTAAAACTAAAGAGCAGGACATGAACGTTCCTTCCACACCGAGTCAGCTCGTCAGCCTCCAAGGCGGCACTAGGAACCGCGAGTTCTCGGAGAATGATGTAGCCGACATCATCGTCACTAATCAAGGAGATCAATTTATATACGACAGCTATCTTGATCAGTTCTATCACTACGATGATGATCAGGATATCTGGTACCACCAAGATGAGCAGCACATCAAACGCCGCATCGTTAAAGCCCTTGATTCGTTTGTGACGGCTGGTGTTCTCGCGAAATACAACGCGGCGATGATCAACAGCGTGTTCTCGATCCTGAAGGCCAAGCTGCTGAAATCCGCAGACGGAGGGCGCCGCAGCATCTGGACTAAGTCGCGTGGCTACATCCCGTTCAAGAACGGTGTGCTCGACACAACGACCCTTGAATTTGAAGAAGGTCAGCACAAAGAACTCTACCTTCGTCACAAGCTCCCTTACGAGTACAACGCCAAGGCGCAATGCCCCGAATTCATGCGCTGGATCACTTCTGCGCTAGATAAAGGTCAGGAGCTTTTGATT